TTATAATCCAGCAGAAGCATTAAATATGTATTTTCAAACTGGTAGTATAATAGGTAGATCTTTAACACAAGACGGTGGTCAAAATTTAGCTAGAGTGCCTATTCAAGAACTAAGTAGTTCGTCTGGTCAAGCAAAAATGGCTGCTCTTATACAAACTTATCAGTATTATTTACAAATGATAAGAGATGTAACTGGATTAAACGAAGCTAGAGACGGAAGTGCTCCAGAAAGAGATACTTTGGTTGGTTTGCAAAAGATGGCCGCTAACGCGTCAAATACTGCTACAAAACATATATTACAATCTAGTATGTTTTTAACTCTTAGAACATGCGAGAACATATCCCTTAGAGTTGCTGATTGTTTAGATTACCCTTTATTAGCTCAAGTATTAGAAGAAAGTATTTCTAGTTATAACACGGCTACTTTAAGGGAGATTAAAAATCTAAACTTACATGACTTTGGTATATATTTAGAATTAGAACCAGACGAAGAACAAAAAGCAATGCTTGAACAAAATCTTCAAGTTGCTTTACAAAGTGGTGGTGTTGATTTAGATGATGTTATTGATATTCGAGAGATCAAAAATCTAAAGTTAGCTAATCAAATGTTAAAACTTAGAAAAGCTAGAAAATTAAAAGCTGCTCAAGAAGCTCAAATGCAAAACATACAAGCACAAGCACAAGCAAATCAAGAGACAGCAGAGAAAGCCGCTTTATATGAAGTTCAAAAGCAACAGGCATTAACTCAGGAGACAGTAAATGTAGAACAGGCTAAGTCTCAATTTGGTATACAAAAAATACAAACAGAAACAGCACTTAAGAAAGAGATAATGGCAATTCAGTTTCAATACGATATGCAATTAGCTCAATTAAAATCTCAAACAGAACAACAAAATTTACAAGTTGCTGAAGATAGAAAAGACGAAAGAACAAGAATACAAGCAACACAACAATCAGAGTTAGTTAATCAAAGAAAAACGAATTCACTACCTCAGACTTTTGAATCTGCTCAATTTACAGGTTTAGAAGATTTATAGAATAAAAAATTATTTAATTATATTATATTATGGAACAAGTTAAACAAGAAGGCGAATTTAAAATGCCTAAACCAAAAAAACCTAGAAATCTAGGTAAAGAAAATGTAGTTACTAAGGTTGATTTCACGTCGAATATAGTAGATCAAGAGGTAACAAAAGTTATCATACCTAAAACAGAAACAGATGCCATTCAAGAACAAAGCACAGATGAAAGCGTGTTACGCACAGAACAACCCAAAGTGGAACTGCAAGAAATGGACAGAGGAAACGAAGGGTCCTTTGAAAATGTTATTCAAGAAATCACCGACGAAGAAGTAGGTGAGAAAGTAAACATCATCGAAGCACAGGTTGAAAAACATGTTCAAGAACAAGAAAGAACTGGTAAACCCTTACCTGAAAATATAGAGAAGTTAGTTACCTTTATGGAGGAGACTGGTGGAACTGTAGAAGACTATGTAAGATTAAATACAGATTACTCTAGTGTTGATGAAAAAACATTAATAAGAGAATATTATAAAAGAACTAAACCTCATTTAGACGGAGATGAAATCCAATTTTTAATGGAAGACAACTTTGAATACGATGAAGACTTAGAAGAAGAGCGAGATATTAGAAAAAAGAAACTTGCTTTTAAAGAAGAGGTTGCAAAAGCTAAGAACCACTTAGAGTTGATAAAGGATAAATACTACGACGAGATCAAGTTGAGACCGGGCGTAACCAAAGAACAACAAGAGGCTTCTGACTTTTTTAACCGATACAAACAGAATGAAGACGAGTCTAAAACGCGACATGAACGTTTTAAACAGGATACTAAAAATTTATTTACTAACGATTTCAAAGGTTTTGAATACAATGTTGGTGAAAAGAGATTTAGATACACTGTACAAAATAACGAACAGATAGCAGATAAACAGTCAGATATTAACAATTTCATCGGGAAGTTCCTGGATAAAGACGGAAATGTTAATGACACAAAAAGTTATCACAAGGCTTTGTACACCGCTATGAATTCTGACAAGATTGCACAACACTTTTACGAACAAGGAAAAGCAGATGCAATTAAGGAAGTAATTACTAACTCAAAAAACCCTGGTACTAATCAAGTAAGGCAAGCGCCTGGAGAAGTATTTATCAATGGTTTAAAAGTTAAGTCTATTAGTGGTTTTGATTCTTCTAAATTAAGAATACAAACAAAAAAATTTAACAATTAAAATTAAAGGATTATGTCAAATGTGACCCCACAATTCGGTTCAATTAAACCGAGTCAAAAACAACAAGCGTTAGAGACAAATTACTTAAACTTCGCAAACGGAAGTGGTAATGATTTTGCTCAACAATATTTACCTGAAATCTACGAAGCTGAAGTAGAGCGTTATGGAAACAGAACTCTTTCTGGATTCTTACGTATGGTAGGAGCTGAAATGCCAATGTCTTCTGATCAGGTTATCTGGTCTGAACAAAATAGATTACACATTGCTTACAAAGATGTATCTTGTGCTTCTGCAACTACTTTAACTTTCACTACTGGTGGAACTGGAGCTAACTTTGTTGCTAACGTTATTTCTGTTGGTCAAACTTTAGTAGTTATGAATCCTGCTACTGGTACTGAACTTAAAGTTCTTGTTACTGGTTCTGCTACAGTATCTACTACCGCTACGATCACGGTTGCAACTTATACTCAAGCAAGTTTAACTTCTGGTACTGTAAATCTTACTGGAGCAACTACTCTTAAGATCTTTGTTTATGGTTCTGAATTCAAAAAAGGAACTACTGATGCAACTATCAACGCTGTAAACCCTTCATTTACTCAGTACAATAACTCTCCTATTATCATCAAAGAAAGATACCAAATCTCTGGATCTGACACTGCTCAAATCGGTTGGGTTGAAGTTGCTACTGAAGATGGTACTGGTGGTTTCTTATGGTATTTAAAAGCTGAATCTGAAACAAGATTACGTTTTGAAGATTACTTAGAAATGTCTGTAATTGAAGGTGAATTAGCTGCTGCTTCTTCTGGAGTTGCTAACATCGCTGCTACTGGTGATGGTGCTGTTTACAAAGGAACACAAGGTCTTTTTGCTGCTATTAAAGAAAGAGGTAATATTGTAAACAACTTTACTGCTGCAAGTGGTTTGAATGATTTTGATTCAATCTTGAAAAACTTAGATACTCAAGGAGCTATTGAAGAAAACATGTTCTTCTTAAATAGAGCTACTTCTTTGGATTTCGATGACATGTTAGCTTCTTTATCTGCTGGCGCTGCTGGTGGTGTTGCTTACGGTTTATTTGAAAACTCTGAGCAAATGGCTTTGAACTTAGGTTTCTCTGGTTTCCGTAGAGGATCTTACGATTTCTACAAAACTGATTGGAAATATTTGAATGATGCTTCTACTCGTGGTGGTGTTGCTAATACTTCAATCGATGGTGTGTTAATTCCTGCTGGAACGTCTACTGTATACGATCAACAATTAGGTACTAATATCCGTAGACCTTTCTTACACGTTCGTTATAGAGCTAGTCAAGCTGATGACAGACGTATGAAATCTTGGATCACTGGATCTGTTGGAGGTGCTTACACTTCTGATCTTGATGCAATGCAAGTACACTTCTTGTCTGAAAGATGTTTAGTTACACAAGCCGCTAACAATTTCGTATTGTTCACTGCATCAGTGTAAAAATATGGTAATATTACCCTCGTTGAACTGACGGGGGTAATTTTTACCTTTTAAAAATTTATTAAATTATATTATATTATGGCGACAACGCAAAAACCAAAAGTTAAAGAAGAAGTGTACGTGGATACAAACAACATCGAAGTACAAGATTATATTGAAGTGGTTGAAAAACCAAAATTTATTGAGGTTAAACCTCCAAAAAATAACTGGGAAATAAAAGATAGAACTTACATTATTGCAGATAGTCATTCACCGCTAACATACACAATGCAAGGTAAACACACTCTTAGATACCCATTGTTATGGTTTGATAAAGAAAATGGTAATCAAGAAGAATTAAGATATGCCACAAATCAAAACTCACCTTTAGTTAAAGATCAAAAAGGTCAAGTAACTTTAGGTCATATTGTTTTTGAAAATGGAACTTTATTTGTTCCTAAAGAAAAACAAAACTTACAAAAATTATTATCAATATATCACCCAGGTTTAGGAACCAAGTATTACGAGTTTGATGCAGTAGGTGATGCAGAAGATGATTTAGATTATTTAGAAATTGAAATGGAAGCTATGAACGCTGCCTTTGAAATGGATATTGATGTTGCAGAAGCAATTGTAAGAGTAGAAGTTGGTTCTAGAGTCAATAAGATGAGTTCTAAGGAGATAAAAAGAGATTTACTACTATTAGCCAGAAGAAATCCTTCTTTGTTCTTAGAATTAGCTAATGACGATAATGTTCAACTTAGAAACTTAGCTATTAGAGCAACAGAAGCAAATATAATTAAACTATCGCAAGACCAAAGAACATTTTCTTGGAGTGAAAACGATAGAAAATTAATGACAGTGCCATTTGATGAGAATCCTTATTCTGCAATGGCTGCTTTCTTTAAGACAGATGAAGGCATACAAGTCTTCAAGTCTATAGAGAAAAAACTTAAATAACATGTAATACTAGTAACAAAGCGGTTATTGTACTTTAAACTGCAATAATCGCTTTTTTTATTATAACAAACACAACAAATGGCAGTAAACGTAGATTCAGTATATAAGACGGTTTTATTAATACTAAACAAAGAACAAAGAGGTTATATAACGCCTGAAGAGTTTAATAAAATAGGTAGTCAAGTGCAACAAGAAATATTTGAAACGTATTTTGAGGATTTGAACCAACAACTTAGAGTTCCTCAGACTGACTCAGAATATGCAAATAGACAGAAAAACATAGATAATAAAACGTCTATATTTAAAACATTTGGTGCATGTACGTATCCTGGTCCTTACTTTCAACCACCAGCTAATTTACATCGTATTGGGACAGTTATATACAAAGATGAAATAGAAGTAGAAAGAGTTCAAAAAAACGATCTACTATATTTAAACTTATCTACATTAACAAAACCAACAACTACCTTCCCTATATATTTATATGAAAATTCAACTGCTGGAACTTCTGGTAGTGATACTTCAGTACCTCATATATATGTTTACCCAAAAACAATAACAGGATTAGGTGTAATTTCTTGTAGTTATATTAGAAAACCAAATGATATAATTTGGGGTTATAAAGGTTTAGGAGGAGTTCCTTGGACTACTGGTCCTTATATATATGATTCAGCAAGTTCAGTACAGTTTGAATTAGATCCTACAGAAAAAACAAACATTATAATAAGAATACTTGGTTACGCAGGTGTTATAATACGCGATCCTGAAATTGTACAAGCAGC